GGAGATTAGTGTCTTCGGATCTATCCGTCTATCGGTCAAGCAAGAAGACAGCAATGCTGATATTGTACTACCTTGCTTCTGTAGTGCTCTCGACATGAGGATATCTTCCTCTTTCGCCGTCATAGCTTTGATGTCGACTGCATCAACTCCGTGCAACGGGTGGCCAACTGGATATACAAGGCCACCGGACGGCAGAGGTATTCTCTCTACTGGAACTTCGTACCCGAAATCATCTCGAAGGACATTTGTAGTGGGCATAGCTGAAGCCATCTGCTGGGGAGCAGAATCTGCTTGCTGCGCACTAGAAAACACCTGATTCTTTCTAGACATGGATCAGTGTAGAAAGAATCAGGTGTTCTGTAAAGGAAAATAGATCAGAACTGCAGGACGCAAGAGTCCATGCGAAGAGTCAAAGAGATTCCCATAGGATCATCTCCGTTGTAGTCAACGCCACCGAAGTCAGCCGTCTTAATGAAGACTCCCTTCATATCCCAAAGCTCAACAACTGTTCCAAGCGGATCGAGCATCTTAAGCTGGCAGTCGCGCTTGTAGAAGTCAGCATAACCTGCTCGACCGCTGATGTTCTCGTGGTGGGTCCTGATCCACTCCATCACCTGCTGAGCGCCGGAAGGTGCGATCGGATCGTGAAGCTCAAGCTTCAGATCTCCGAACTTGAGCTTGCCTCCCACGATGTACCGCTGTGTGTTCATCCATGGAATTTCCTTGGAATCCATGGTGAAGGAAGGTCTAGCTGTGCTCTTGACTATGAAAGAATCAATGCCTTCACACGCGAAGATCCACCGATGCTTGCGCTTCGGTTCGAACTTGTTTGGAAGCATATCTGTTACGCTTAGTGTCTCGGCCATTCTGATTTTCTCCTAGTTCAAGCTGTGATGACGTTGTTAAGTTCAAACGAGAGACTGACAAACTCAATTGACCGCGTGGGCTTGAGGTAGATCTGTCCTCTAATTGTGTTGTTTTCGATGTCGGCCTGGGTGGTCGTAGAAGTATCTATAACGACTGTGAACCTATCGACGCCGCGCTGCTGCTGGATGTTGCTCAGAGCAGCAGTGACCCGACCCCTGAAAGCGTCAAGTGTGTCGGAGTTGTTGGGCTCGAACAAGAAGCCATTGGAGATCTGTCGAACAGTTCTTCTCATAGAGATCAAGAGACGACGGACGTTCACTCTGTCGAGAGCAGTTGATGCCCGCTGGAGTGTCTTCTGGCCGAATACAACGATCGAGCCCCTGCGGGCGAGTATCGGGTTGATGTTGACAGCGTAGAGAGTATCTGCGTCAGCGTCGGTGAGGTCTGCAGACACAGAACTGACTGAAGCCATTGATCCTCTCACAAATCCGGCCGGTGCAAACCAGGGATAACCTACGCTGTCGTTTAGAGCGAAAGCTCCGAGAACGGCAACTGAGGGAGCGACTCTGCGGATCGCCGACGCGCCGTCGAAGATGTTGACGTCAGGGAAGTACACAGCAGCGAAGGAGCTGTCAATTCCGCGCGATCTAAATGCAGAGACAGAGTTCGTGAGATTGATTATCCCGCTAGATCCTGTAATCTCAGCGTTATTCTCGTCCTTCTGCTCGATGTCCATGATGTACATGGCATCAAATCTGTTCTCAACCGCAGAAATTGTGTAGTTCGTGATCGTCGGAGCCCTGATTCCCGGAACTGCAAGAAGCTGAATATCAGCCTCAGTCTTGTTGCTTATAACATCAACTGCCTTCTTGTATGACGAGACCGTCGGACCTGATGTGCCGCCCTGGGCCGTATCAGCGATCTCTCTAGTTGCAGCAATGTTAGTAAGTCTGTACTTCTGCTGGTCAAAGATGTTGGTTCCGTTGAAGCCACCAACCAGCGGGACATTGAACTTAACGAACTTGATATTATCAAAATCATTCTTCAAGTCGCTGATGGAGAGCGCACGAGTCTTTGCTGTCTCATCTGCACCGATGGATCCGTTTCTGACGTACGAAGCTGAGATCCATTGTAGTGGGTCTGCATATGTGGAAGAGCCAGTTGCAACCTTGATCCTCTCGCAAGCGAACAGATTGTTGTTAAAGACGTCTGTATCGTAGACCGTTCCGCCTGAAGAAGCAGCGCCCGTGTTATCTCTTACGAAGAAGTTCGCATACGTCAGGTTCATGTCTGGGAAGAACTTGAGATGATTCGAAGAGTACGGGCTGAAGACTGCCCTGCTGTTGGGGTTAGCAAGCGTTCCAAAGTAGTCTGTCATGAAGCCCCACGAGATATTAGTGGACGCTACTGTACCAACAACGAGGCTTGGCCTAAAGATGAAAGGAGGCTGAACTGTCTTCTTGAAGATATCTGTCGAACCTGCAGCCAGAAGACTTGTGATCCCTGTTGGCGTCGCAGCGACTGGACTAGATCCAGAAGTAATGAGATGACCGAGACCTCTATATCCGAAAGGAAGCGCATCATCGGGTACGTTTCCAAGAATAAGGTCATCAGATATCTCAACTCTGATCCTAGGTGATCTTACTTCGTAGTCACCAGTACTGTTGATCTTCTGAGCAGCAGCAGCTCTATCAAAATCAAAGTACGTGTGAAGATCACCAATTACTCTACCGATGTATCTTTCTGACGACTGATCGAGAGAAAGACCTTCATAAGCCTCGAGAGGTCGTGCGTTATCTGCATCTGAAAAGTTTCTTACAGCCAGTGAGAATCGACCAAAGAGGTTATTGATGTCCTGGCTTGGAGTGATGTTGTAGATCTGAACTTTAATGGAGCTGTAGGATTGATCTCCATCGTCTAGAGCATGAACCTTGAAGAGGTTGTATCTTGAACCACCAAAGAGCTGAGATGTGATGTATGGTGTACGTGAATTTTCAAACCGCTCCTGGAAGTTCTCATAGTTAGGAGCATTTGCTGCGCTCGAGTTTCTTGCCTGACTTCCAGTAGCGATGTAGACAGCATGCTCCAGCGCGCCGCCCAGAGTTGGGTAAGTGTTGCTTGTAACTCCTGATGAAGTTACAACAGCAAGAGCCTTGGGAATGTCGTAGTAGGTGTAGAGGTAGTGACCCTTCTCGTTCAGAAGAAGTGGATTTGTGTTAAAAGCACCGACAAAGCTCTCTGGCGCGTCGAAAGAAGCTGTGATGATATTATTCTCAGAGCTCTTCAGTCCGTTTAGAAGTACCGTGAAAGTGTTCGCAGCAACGTTGATCGATCCGATCGAAGAACCGCCCGGTGCGGATGCATTGAGGCTTACTGTATTTGTAACGCTCGGGAAAGATCCGCTTACAGTGACCACAACGCCAGAAGCAGCCATGACAACTGCTCTAACAACTGGGACTGCTTTTCCACTAGTCTGAATTCCGGCTGAGCTGAATATTGTAGATCCTGCGCTCTCTGACATGAAGCATCCCAGGAAGTAAGTCCTTCCTGTTGGGCCGCCAGCTGTTGCGTAAGAGTTCGAAGAGAGCATGCCGTTGTCTCCAACAAGCTGATCTCCAACTACGAATCCTGCGTTATTTACCTGACCTGTAGAAGTGTTTCTTGCTTTTCCGTCTCCGACACCAAGAACTCTAACAAAAGTCACAGAAGTTCCCGGGACAGACATGTACTCTCTTGCGGCAATAGCTGAATCTGCACCGTTAGACGAGTCACCGAAGATGGCGCTAAAATCTCTGTAGCTTCCAACAGTCACAGGGACGAACGCGGGACCTTTATTTGCAGTTCCAATGATGCCTGCCGGGATTCCAGCAGGTGAAGTTGCTACTGGAGCTGTATTATCGATCTCTGAATATGAGATTCCCGGGCTTGTTCTAGTTGTGGCCATTTATTGCTCCGATTCTAAATATCATACGAACTGGACGCCCGTGTTGTTGATGATGAAGTCTATGACGATGTACTCAACAGCACGTGTCGGGATGATAATAATCCTAACATTCATAACGTTGTTAAGAACGTCTGTCTGAGTGTTGTTAGATTCGTCGCAGACCACCCTGAACTGCTGGATGCCTTGCTGGGTCTGGACATTTAGCAGGACAGGAGTTGCAGCAGAAACAAAGTTGGCACGGCTTGCAGCGTCGTTTTGTTCAAAGAGGAACCTAGATGCTACGTCTCCGATATCTCTCTTGAGTGCGATAAGCAGGCGACGAACGTTGACTCGATCAAGAGCGCTCTTTGTTGACTGCAGAGTCTTCTGACCGAAGATGACGAATCCTGTTCCTGGGAATCGAACGATCGGGTTGATTCTTGCATCATAAAGATCGTCTCTGTCTGTGCTGTTCAATCTGCAAGTCGTTGATGCAACGTTTGAAAGAGCTGTCCTGTTGAAACCGGCCGGCGCGAACCAGGGATTAGACAGCGCATCGTTCTGCGCAAGAGCACCCAATGCAACAGAAGAAGCGGCGGTTCTAACTCTGGAACCCGTATCAGCGTCTACGACTGATACATCCGGGTAGTAGGCAGCAACGTGGCTATTGTTGATCGTCCTTGATGAGAACCTGCTGATTGTGTTCTGTACGTTCGGAGTTGTGGTACCGT